CTTCAGCAATGCTCTCAATGAAGCCACCAAAGCCAGTGCGACCTTGTTGCTTCACAGCAGCAGCCACCTTATCGGCAACTTCGGGCATAGCAGTGATGCGCTCAGCAGCAACAGCATTGGATTCATTACCGGATGCAATAGAGATGACGTCACTCAAACTAATCTTAGTTGGGTCTTTCATCTTCTTCAACGCCTGCAATGCGGCAGGGCTACTTTGCAAATATGCAATCTGTTCAGGTGTAGCGTTAGCGTATGTTGCAGTGATCCAGTCTTTCTCAGCCTTCAGCGAATTCTCAAGTTCACGATTGGACTTTCGTGTTTCTTCGTAGTTCTCAGACAACTTCTTAACTCGAAGCATCGCCTCTTCTCTGGCGCTCTTCTCAGCTTTCTCAATCTCTGAAGACACTCCTTCGGCAGCACCACCTAGAAAAGCAAGTAACCTACTCATCAAACACCTTCTTTCTTCATACGAGACATCAACCCTTTAGACACTGGAGCTTCTTCAACAACAGGCTCAGCCTTCTCAGCAGCAGCTTCTGTGGTTTCAGCAATGACTTGCTTCAACACACGAGGATGGATGGTCATGCCCTTCTCCAACTCTTTAGGGAAGACAACAACATCAACCTTGTTCAAAGCAGCAATGGTCTTCAACACTTCGATGACTACTGGCATTACCAACACAGCAGCATCAAGTGTGTGCTTGCCAGTGGAAACACCGTTCAACACCAATGACTCAGCAATCACAGACAGTGGTACTTCAGTGTCAATGGCATCCAACACATCATTCATTGACTCAACACTACCCAAAGCACTGATATAAGTGTTGGCAATTGTGACAACATCAGTGTCCTTTGGTGGATTCAACCACGGCCTACTCTTAGGTGGCGCAGTCCACGACACACCCGGTGGTACGGGGTTGAGCATTTCACCAACAGTTGCATTACTTTGTGCCATTTAGGATTTCCTCACGAGCTTCACGAATACCTTCGATGATTTCAACAATAGCCATCATCTGGTTTGTTTGTTTCTTAGTGGTGTCATCTTTACCAGACGGTGCAAGTAGTCCACGCTTGGAGGTTTTACCAGACTTGGTTGTTTTTCTAGTAGCAATGATTGCTTCTAGTTTATCGTAATAGGCTTCAATGTTCATCATGGTGTTATTCCTTAATCGAAAAAGGATTTGACTTTATCGTAGTTTACCGCCAATGTGACACCAGCCTTAGCAATAGCAGCGAGTGCTTCATTGCTGGACGTGGTCTTAGCAGCATTTACAGACGCACTAGATGTCAGCGTAGCAGCAGCAATCTGTGTAGCCCTGTCCTTCTCACTCTCACCAGTCTTCCAAGACATCTCTAACAAGTCACGATAGGTTTGGCTTTGCTGTGCGTACACAGCAGCAGACAAGTCGGTAGCGTTCTTTGCGTTGACAGCATTGGCTGCGTTAACAGCGGCTGTGTTAGCAGTAGAAATGTCAGCCAAGATTCTAGCATTGGCTAAGTTAATTTGCGTAACCATGTTGGCATTAAACTCTTCACGAGCATTAGCCTGTTGAGCATTGAACTTACCAATCTCATTAGCTGCCAAAGCATTAGTCATGTTCACTTTATTGAGCAAGTCAGCATTGAACTGCTGAGCAGACTGCATCAACGAAGCAGACACCTTAGCTGCATCAAGAGCATTGGAAGCATTGGTAATGGCTACAGCGTTAGTAAAACCTGCATCGCTCACCAAAGCATCATTCATCTCTTGTGCTCGGAACAACACAGTTTGTTGACGATTGTCCAAGTTCCTGATGTCCATCTGCAAAGCGGCTCTAGCGTTCTCTACAGCTACTTGTTGACGATTGCTCAGGTTCTGTGTTTCAAGCTGTGACATCTGTGCCATCTTGCTCAACACTACAGCGTTACGAGATGACAGGTTGGCAATGTCCATTGTGCTGGCAAGACGACTATTCTCAATAGCAATGGTTGTCTGAGCGTCAAAGTTTCGGTTGGCAATGTCAGCTATCTTTGCAGCATTCAAGACCCTTGTCTGGAAGGCTTGATCAAACTCTTGCCCCAAGAAAGCAGCACGTTGCTGACCAATGAGCATTGCTGTTTGTTGACGGTTGCTCAGGTTCTGCAAACCCATTGTCTCAAACACTTTAGCATCAGCAGCAGCGATAGGTGTAGCAGCCTCAAGCGTAGCCTGAATAATGGCTTGACCAGCCATACTGGAAGCGCCCAAACCACGAGCAGCCATTTGTGCCGTAGCAGTCCTCATAGATGCAGCAGCCCAAGGTGGAGGATTGCCAGCATCAAAGTCTCTAGTGAGTTTATTCAGTTGACCTTGAATGGTCATCTCTTCCGTGACAACGCCCTGTGCTGCCTGTGTCTGAGCCATTACTTGCTCAGCCCTAGCCATGTCAACAGCGGGACCAGCCACCATTTCACCAGCTTGAGTAACACGAGTTGGGGCACCTTGTACAGTACCAGCAACACCCTGTGCTGCTTCCATACCTGCCACTGCTGTTGTAGCTGGAGCCTGTGTTGCTGCCTGAGCTTTAGCGGCCTCAGACAAAGCACCCTGTTGTGCTTCTACACCACCAAGTACATTTGAAACACCAGTAGCAGCAGACGCAGCAGTTGCTGTAGGAGCAACGATAGGTGTCGGCATACCGATAGGAGTTGGTGCAGCAACGTTGGTTACACCAGCAACCTGTGTTGGTGCAGCCTGACCAGCTACAGCAGGTGTAGGAAGAGCAGTCTGCAAAGCAGTATAGGACGTAACAGATGGTGCGCCGGGAGCGCCTGATGCCATAGTACCTGACAAACTCACAGGCGCTGTTGTCAAGCTACCGGGAGGATTTAGTACAGACGTAACAGGAGCAACAGTGGTGGTAGGTTTTACAACAGGTGGTTTAGCTTCGTTGTATCTCCGCTGAATCTCAGTAACAGGCAAGCCAGTAGCTCTAGCAACTTGGTCGGCAGTGACACCGTGCTGATCCATTGCCAGCTTAATGTCATAGTCGGTAGCTGTAGGGTTGGCACGAAGCCACATACCCACTTCTTCTGTTGTAGGTTTGATTTGAATACCAGTGCTACGCAGATAGTCGAGGTTTTCCTTCTTCAGATTGAAGGTGGCTGCAAGTTGATCTGCGTTAAGTCCTGAGTTGTTGAACGCCGCCTGTGTAGCTGCAATGTCACCAGACTGAAAAGCTGTCATAACAGCCTGTGTCTTAGGAGAAGATGCAACTTCAAAGCGCTGTTGCACTTGAGCAGTAGGTACACCAGTAGCTCTAGAAATCTGATCAGCAGTGACACCATACTGTGTCATAGCTTTAGCAATGTCAAAGTCGGAAGCGTTGGGGTTCTGTTGGAACCAATTGCTGACAGCTTGGTCATCAACTTTAGGAGCAGCAGGAGGTCGAGGTGTTGTGGGAGCAGGTGTAGTTGCAACACCCATACCCGCTGGTGTAGCACCGCCTGTATAGCCACCAGCAACAGCAGTTGCTACAGGTGATGTAGCACCGGGCGGAGGTGTTGTAGCAGCAGGTTTAGTTGCCGCATCAAATCTAGCTTGAACATCGGCAGCGCTAATACCAGTGACCTGTGCCATCTGTGCAGGCGACACATTAAACTCTGTCATCTTCGCGGCAATTTGCTGATCGCTAAGACCGGGATTGGAAGCTAGAAAGCTTCTAACATCTTCATTACTAACAGAACCACCAACAGCATAACTGTGTTTCTTCTTAGCCATGCCGCCATTTGCCATGCGTGTAGCGAACTTGTCAGTGATGGCTGCATACTTCATACCCAATGCTGGTGAGCTATTGAGGAAGTCGTCAAAGCCCTGCATAGGGCCATCATAGCCAAGTTTACGGGCTACGATCTCTCGTTGTTTTTCTGTGAAGTTGTTCATAATGTTTAGTTAGTTGCTCAAGAATAGTTTTACTTCAGCCTCACGGCGCTTCACCAAACCCGGTAGCACTTTGCCACCACCCTTGGTCCACAACATGAATGCTTCAGCAGCACCTTCCCAATCTTGTCTGTTGGCCTTCATACGAATGGTTGAGCGTTGCAAGTTACCTAATCCGAAGTTAAAGGAAATAGATACAAGAGCGTCAAAAGAGCCTTGACGGCCAACACAAGCGGGAACAAGTCGAAGAACACCACGTTCAAAATGTGCGACATCATCTTTGAATAATTCGTCAATCTCCGTTTTCGTCCAGACACGTTTGTCCTCCGGTTTCAATGGGTATTCACTGCGGATCATTGGAATATCGTCCTTGGTTTTACCGGGTGGTCGCATCATAGGAAGTTTAATTTGCTCTTGGTATAGCACATGTCCGTAACCAATGGTCCAAATATGTGCAGGGCAGAGATATGGTTTGCTACGAAAACCTTCGTAGCGATGCATCAAATCTTCACCAGCTTTACTGAGCTTCACTTCTTGCTCCATCCACGACTACCGAACCAGAAGCCAATGATACCACCAAGCATAGCCATTTCGTCAGAACTAAAGATTAAGTCGGAGTAGAGAATTACATCATCAATGCTACGAATCAAACCGGGATGCTCATACAAATACCAAGCCATGAAAGCGTTGATCAGTACCAACTCAATAACAAAGATGTATGTCACTGTAGGACGAACAGTGCCAACATAACTAGCTACCCACTTACTAGCTTTATCAAGCACCTTCTGATCATGTGCCAAAGCTGCCTCAGTCATACGAGCATCAGTCTCCATTGACACTTGCTCAGTGCGAATCTCTTCAACACGCTGTTGGGCAATGTAGCCAGCAGCAGCCAGTTGCAACTCTCGTTCATTCTGTAACGAAGCAAGACGCAACTCGTGCGCCTGATCTGCTTTGTTCTGGAAATAGTCTAAGAGTTTAGGTAGACCGCTAATGAGCAAACCACCAAGTGTTGAGAATAGAGATAACATTTACTTTCCTTTTAAATTCCTAAATAGTCCAAGAACGCATCAATGATTCTCTCTGCAATATACACAGGTAGAAACTGAAGCACATGAAAACCTACACCAATGAATGCAAGATAACAGGTGATTTTGAGCCACTTGTCAAAACCATCTTTAACTTCTTTCCATCGGTCCATTTCATCTACCGCACCCAAAGTCAGCGCAGTAGGCAATCATTTCAAAGACGCCCCATAGAATGAATATCGATATGACTGAAACAAGAGTGAGGCCGATAGTCAACTCGATCATCTCTTTACGTTTCTTGGCAGCGTTCAAGGCACGGGCAGCTTCTCTGCGCTCTTCCTCACGGTCTTCCTTATTCATCTCCATCACACGAACTTGGATGCTATTCCACACATCCATGTTGTTTGTGGAAAAGAACATACCCTTGAGTTGTTCTTCAAAGTCTTTCTGAGCTTTGATGGCTAATTCGATTTCGATAGCCTTGCCCATGTTAGAGCCACCAGACTTCTTAGCATCTCTAGCTGCTTTGGTAGCAGTATGTTTCGCATCAAAGTACTTGCCGATCAACGGACCAAGACTCGCCACATCATCAACAGTTGACGATGCCTTTTTAATCATGTCTACGGCTTTGCTAACAGCAGCCATTGCCGTGATCGGATCAATCATTACATTCCCTTAACAACTACTAAAGCTACTTGCAGCATCCACCACAGGACAATAATGCCTATAGCAACTTTCATTTAACGAGCCATATAGCACTGAAGATTACACCAGCCATAGACACAATCATAAGACCAGCTACGTTGATGATGATGCTCTCAAGACGTTTAAGTCTTGCATTGATTTGTTCATAACGAAATGCACATACTTCTTCATGGGTACTCAGTCGTGCTTCTGTTGCGTCGATGGTTGTCATAGTACTTCTCTGTCAAAGATTTAAGGTTGTGTAGGCCAGTTAATAGTCCAAGGGAAACCTGTCTGTGTGGTGACATCACGCAAGGCTTGGCGATATGTAGCCCATGCAGCTTTGTCTACAGGAGCATCAGCAACTTGAGTCCAATCACTGTCCTTGAGTTTTTCACCGCGCTGCTGACGTACAGCCTTAGCCTGCTCTGCATCTTTGGCGGCAATAGCATCAACATCCATGTTGTTCACGCCATATTTGGTGTACCACTTGCCATCGACCTGCTCAACACCATCGGCAAAAGCAACTTGGTAGCGGGTAGGCTGTGCCTGTGGCCCTTCAAAGACCACATCAGCGCCCAAGCTGTCCAAGATTTCCTCTGTTGTCTGACCCCATGTAGGGCCACCGTTGGCTTTCTGGTATGCACGAAACTCTGCCTCGTACATCACTGCGCCTGTGGTTCTTACTCGTACTTGCATTGATTACTCCTATCAGGCTATTGCCAAGAAAATGTAGGTTGCACTGCTCACGTTCACGTTGGTAGCAGAAACTTGGTTGACCACAAAGCCAGTGCTGTCAGTGTCAATCGTGTCATTGCTTGTCACTTCAGCAGCAGTGGTGTTCAAGGACAGGTGCGGATCATTACCACTCACAATCCCTCGCGCTGTGTCCCATACGTACCAGTCACCAGTGCTGTCGGTGCGCTTGATCATTACAAACCGAGCGCCACCTGTGAAGCCACAGTTGATGGTTTGTGTCGTACCCGTGCCTGTATAGCTACCGACCTTTGAAACACCGGGGCATGAGGCGAACAGGTAGGCAACATAGGTAGAGCCAGAAGCATTTGCGGCATCATTATTAACAGACCCAAAACCAGCACCAAAATTTGAGGCTGGAACAGTGCCGTTAACTAAATAGCCGTTGTCATATGCCGTGCCGCCAAACGCATTTGAACTGTTTAATAAGCCAACAGAATCACCAGAAACACCATTAACTGTTACTGCCCAATTTGCGGTTGCAGAGCGTCTTTTAACAATGTACAAATCAGGGCGAACACCAAGGTTGTGATTGATAAATTGGTTTGTTCCTGTCCCCGTATAGCAAACCACATCAAAGAAGCCGGGTGCGCGCCTAAATGCGTTAGTCCAATAAGCTGCAGAAAAACCAGTTCCATACCCGTTCATCATGTCAAACTTGGCACTACCGGAACCGACTTCTGCGGCAGTTGATGCCGAACTCATGGTAACCGCGCCCTGCAAACGCGATTGCCAGTACCATTTATCCGTTCCTGACTTATTTCCAGCAATTCCAAGGTCCACAGGGAACCCCGTGATAAACCCTTCAGGCGATGTTGTGTATTGAACAGGCGCAAACACACTCGTCCCCGTTGTTGGGGTTTTCATAGGACCACGGCGTATGGCGATGTAAATCCAAGTGCTGCTGGCTCCAATTGAGGCTGCTTGAAAACCAGTTGCAGTCGGATTTGCAAAACCCCAAGAACTTGACTCTGCATCGGATGTGTTTGCGCGGAGAATTTGCTCGTTGGAAACGGACGTAATTAGCGTTGGATTGCCTCGCATTGAGTCAACCATGAACCAGTTAGATGTGCTGTCAGTGCGCTTGACCATCACCCACTGCGGTTCATATCCGAGGTTGATTGTTGCGTTTCCAGAACCGTCCGCAGTAAACGACCCACACGAAATCACATTGTCCGTACCTGTCAGGCCAAAGCCTCCTGCGTTGTGGGCGAACACATAGGCCACATACGTATTGGCAGAACTGTTTACTCGGCGACCATCTGTTGTACCTGCCGTTACCGTAAAAGTAGTGGAGTCAGCAGCGGTAACTGTGCCAAGATTATTTGCTGTTGTTACCGCATCAGTCAGATTCAAAAATAACGTACCAGACACCGACCTGTGATACACAACCCAATCAGCCGTGTTGTTTGTTCTTTTAACAATAACGCATCCCGGAGTCGCTCCAAGATTGTGCGAAATAGCTCGACTAGAAGTTCCATCGCCAGTCCACGTCACCACATCAAAGAACTTCGGCTGCTCTCTGAATGTCCATGAGGCAAAGTTCACCCCACTTTGGTTTAAGGTAAAACTTCCACCGCTGCCAAATGAAAATCCATTAGACAGAAAAGTGGGCCAAAAAGTATCAGCCGCCCCGTTTGTTGAAGCCGATGTTGTGTCGGTAACTAGGTATTGCCCGTACCCTCTTGCGCTGTCTACAACATAGTTGCCGCCAACACCTGTAGATGTGCGGTTTTTGCACCAAACCAACCCACCCTTACCCGCTAGATCAATCCCGTTGGTGATGGTCTGGGTGGAGTCGTTGCCTGTGTACAGCCAAGTGCTGAAGACGTCTTCGATGTACGTAGGAACAAAAGGAACCCCGCCACCAAAAGCGTCATAGCTTGCTGCACCTGATGTTGCTTGTAGTGGCATGGTTTACGCCTTGAATTGGGTGACGGAAGCCAACACTGTAAAGGCAGCGCTGCCTGTCTTGATGATGAGATAGCGGTAGCTGTCGATGCCGCTTGCGTTACCTGCTGTAGGAGCACCACCAAGCCAGCGTGTAGTCACGCCAGAGGTTGTACCGTCCACTTGCACTGCGCTGTTGTAGTAAGCAGTTGAGCCTTGCGTTACCAAGAAGGCCACAGTGACAGACTGACCTG